ATCATAACCCAAAGGACGCACGGAAAATAGCAAGCAGGGAACAGAAGATATCCAATATAAGGGCTGGTGTATTCACTACTAAAAAGGAACTGGAATTAACCCGAGAAGTAAATCTTGGTAGTCCAATTGACTTACCTTTGTTATTATATTCCAAAAAGGGCTTCAACTTTCCAGTAATAAAATATACTAAAGATAAGAAAACCAATCGTGATACTGATAAGCCAAGTACTGATGAGGATACGTTGGTAGAACTTCGATTAACGGTTAAAGACCCTGAAAGTCCCAAAGCAATCTTCCTGGATAATCTTCTCGAGTTGAGAGGGTTAAAGAAAATGTATACAACCTATATTGAGGGATGGCATGATAAAGTTCAGGATGATGACAGGATTCACGGACAATTCAAAATCATTGGTACTACTTCTGGCCGATTAAGTAGTTCTGAACCTAACCTCCAACAAATACCTAAGACTTCGGTAGATGCTAATATCAAGAAACAGTTGGTAGCTCCCAAAGGGAAACTATACATGGCACTTGACTACTCTCAGGCAGAGTTAAGAATCATGGCACACCTTTCAGGGGATGAGACTTATCTTGAAGCATTTGCCAAGGGCCAGGACCCTCACCTTGCTATTGCCGCAAATAAGTATGGTATATCGTATGAGGAAGCAAACAAGGCTTATAGTGATGAACAACATCCAGATTATAAGCTTTGGAAAAACCGAAGGAAGCAGGCAAAGCAGATATGTTTTGGTATTATCTATGGTATTCAGAAGAAACTGCTTGCAGTTAAACTATCTGACCCAAAAGCTGGTATTATCGTAACACCAGATGAAGCTCAACAACAGTTGAATGAGTTCTTCCAGGAGCACCCGAAGATTAAGAAGTTCATGATTAACCAGGAGAAGGTCCTGATAAAGCATGGATATATTAAATCTTTGTTCGGTAGGAAGAGAAGGTTACCCCAGGTATATTCAGATAACGAGCAGGAAGCAGCATACGCAGTACGATTATCGGTTAATATGCCATGTCAATCAGCTGCATCAGATATGAACTTATTCGCTTCAATCCTAAACTATTGGAAAATGAGGCAAGGTAAGTTACCATTTATGCAAGAGACTTGTAATGTTCATGATGCTACCTATTACTTGGTAAGTCCCGAATATATAAATACCTGGGTAGTATACGAGATTTGGGAAACTTGCCGTAACCCAAATACTAAAGAATACTTCAACTTCCAGATAGACGACGTAAGTATGTCAATGGACTTCGTTATCGGGCGTTCTATGGCAGAGGAACTACCTTTTATTCCTGGATATGATTATAGGAAAATGCTTGAACCAGATTTTAATCCTGATGAGTACTTAGAGGAACATCGTAAGTTCAAAGGTATTGAAATAGAAGATTATCCTAAGTTATATCCAGAAGAGATAGAGAAAAATAAGAGAGAGTTTAGGAAGAGAATGTATGAAAGGTAATATACCAGATTTTGATTGTTACCATGTTACTCGAGAAGGTAATGTGTACTCTAAGTATAGAGATAGAGTTACTTGGAGGAAAATGGCTAAGAGAAAGAAGAACAATGGTTACTTGATAGTAAGCCTAAGAAATAATAAGGGGATTAAGTATACGTTTAATATACATAGGTTGGTAGCTTTAATCTACATTCCAAACCCAGATAATAAACCGTGTGTGGGTCATAAGGATAATAATCGAGAAAATAATAAAGTAGAAAATCTATATTGGTGTACTAACCAAGAGAATACTCAACAATGTATAAGAGACGGTAGATTTAATATACCAAGCCCTAAGTTGAGTGAGGAGTCTATAAATAAGATGATAGAAGATTATGAGAGTGGTATGAGTAACCTACAGATAAAGGTCAAATATGGAATAAGCATTATGACCATGTATAAATACTTCAGTGAAAGAGGTGTTATATGGAAAAAAGGCAAAAGATAGTACGTCTATCCCAGATTAAGAAAAACACACTAAAGATTCTATTTCAAGGGAAAACCTATGAGATTGATTTAGACCAGGAACTCATGATTGATGAGAACCTGGTCAATCAGTCTTTACGTAGAAGTCCATCTAATTATGCTCTATTGGTGATGGTAAGGGATAGGCTTATATATAAAAGGGATAAACTTGAAAAGGCAAAAGATCAGGCTTATAGTAAGGCATGGCTTTACTATAAAGAATCAGGTAATGTAAACAATGACGCAGCAGCTCATAAAGCAGAGAACAACCAAGCTTATCAGGGAGCATTGAAAAGATATATGAAGGCTGAGTACAATGCGAGTAAAATGATAAGTATATGTAAAGCTTACGAATCACGAGAGAATATTTTAAGAACTGTATCAGCAAACTTACGTAAACAACAGTAAATATGTCAAGAATTGAGTTAGACCTTATTTCGGTCAAAGAAGCAAAGGAGTTGAATGGTAAACTGAAAGGTTTGGGAACTCCTACAGGAAGTCGGGTACTTATAATATCTCCGGTAGTAACGGCAGATACCAAAACAAAAGGAGGACTTTATATCCCTCAGGAACACGATAAGGACACAGTACCACGCAAAGGTGTAGTAATTCAGGTAGGACCCATAACTGATGAACAGCAGGAAGAATATCCCGGTCTTCAGGTTGGAGCAGTAGTTACCTACGGTCTGTATGCTGGTAAAGAACTGGATGTAGTAGACCTTCCCAATCAAGTAACAACTATATTATCTCTGAACGAGATACTTTATATCGAAACCAATAAATAAAGCCATGAAAAAAGAAAAAACAACCAAGAAAAAGGGCAGTGTAATGACTACCCGAGAAAAGATGCTTGCCAGGAAGAAGGACCTGGAAAAGCGTAGTGGGGGTGGTGGAATAATCTATCCGAAAGAGGGAACTACCCGAGTACGTATTAAGTCCAGAGGTGCAGATGAGGAATTGGGAATCGAGATTATTCAATTCTATCTTGGACCAAAGGAGGGGGGTATTATATCTCCGGCTACTTTCGATGAGCCATGTCCTTTCATGGAGAAGTTCCAGGAGCTTAAGAACTCTGATGACCCCGATGATAAGGCATTGGCATCGAAATTGGTACCGAAGAGAAAGTATCTCATCGGGGTACTCGGGTACAAAGATACCAAGGGTAAGGAAATTGACCCAGACCGGGTAGATAAACCCATGATGGTACCCCGTTCGGTATATCAGGATATTATCGACCTTTACCTCGATGAAGAGGACTGGGGAGATATGACCGACCCCGTAGAGGGATACGATATCAAAATCACCCGTACTGGTACCGGTAAGAATGATACCAGTTATTCGGTATCACCATGCCAGAAAACCAAGCTGGACAAGAAGTATCGGGGAGAGGTAGACCTGGAGAAAGCAATCCGGGCAAATATCCTTTCCTACGACGAACTCGAGGAGAAGCTGGCTTCATTCCTCAATGAGGGGGATGATGACGATGAGGATGAAAGACCACGTAAGAAGTCCTCTTCCAAAAGCAAGCTAGTGGACAAGAAAAAGAAAAAGGGAAAATATAAGAGTGATATCTAAGATTTTCTAGATATATACCTAAAGTAGGAGTGGGGTATAGTTTATATCCCACTCTTTTCATATTATAAATTACAAGTATGGCAAGAAAACCTAAAGCTACCCGAAAATCGGGAGGCAAAAAGTTTAAGATACCAACACAGAATGAGATACTCAAAAAATATGGGTCATCTCTCCAGTTCAAGGCCAGTACTATAAATCACCATGGACTATGGATTCCATCCACATTCTTTGCTCTCAATTATCAAATGGGTGGTGGTGTACCGTTCGGGAAGATAATTGAAATCATGGGAGAAGAATCCTCAGGTAAGTCCCTGATAGCTTACAACTTTGCTTATGCTGCACAACAACTCGGGGGTCATGTAATATGGGTGGATGCAGAACAAGCATGGATGAATTCATGGGCAGAGGAAAATGGTCTGGACCCTGAACGAGTAACAGTATTAAATGATACCAGAATAGAAACTATTTCGGATGCTATTGCTGATTTAGCCATATACTGGAGGTCAAAGCTAACTAATAATGAGCCTATCATAGTTGTGATAGACTCCATAGCAGCTCTGGATTCTATAGAAGCCATTGATGCAAAGATGGCGGATAGCAAGGCCGAGATGGGAAACCGGGCAAAGCAAATCTACAAGATGTTCCGAATAAGGAACGAATTGTTCTATCGACTCGGAGTAACCATGGTATGTATCAATCAGTTGCGCAGTAAACTGGGCGCAGGTTTTGGTCAAGATACCAGTACAACTCCCGGCGGAGCAGCACTCAAGTTCTATGCTTCAATCCGGTTAGTTTTCTATTCCGGTAAGACTCTCAAGATTAAGTATAAGGGTAAGGAAAGACGAGCAGGTAAATATGTAACTGTTCAGATGAAAAAGAATAAGGTATCTCCTCCTCGGGAAACTATATCCAAAGCTCCTATATATTTTAACCCAAAGTATCACGAAGTTGGCTTTGACAGATACTTCTGGTTAGAAGAGTCTTTAGAGGATGCTGGAGTAATAGAGAAGCTCGGTGGTGGAACATATATGTTCGAAGGAAAGAAACTGTGTCGAGGAGAAGAGGCTTTCCATAGGTTAATCGAGGAAGATGGTGAGTTAAGGAAAAAGCTGTTAAAGGCTGCCGGAATAAATACCATAGGAACCACTAAGCGAAAGCTCAAGAAGATTACACGAAACATGTTCCCTGTTGATGCAGACTTAGACTATGAATCTCAAATAGAATCTGAAGATGCAGAAGAAGACGAATACATCCCGGACGAGGGGTAGAAAACCGAGGATGCTCATGGTAGTGGACGGGAGTAACCTTGCTCACCGTTCATACCATAAGTTTAAGAATCTTAAAGCCAATAACGGAGCTGGTACCGGGTTGGTGTACGGGTTCTTAAGAATCCTCGGTTCATACTTAACTCGGTTTAAACCAAGCCATGTAGTAATTACATTCGATACTCATGAGAGCAAAGAGTCTAATTTCCGTAATGGTCTACTCGAGGGTTACAAAGCACACAGGAGTAAGATAAGTATGGATTACGAGGACTTCAATAAACAATTATCATTGTTGAGAAGGATTCTAAGGTTACTCGGAGTTCAGATGATTATCGATAGAAAAGGCTTGGGATATGAATCTGATGACTACATTGCTTGGTTGGCAATAAACCATCCGGGTAAATCTCTCATAATATCCTCTGACAAAGACTTCTGTCAATTACTAGACAAAAGAGTCAAGATATTCAATCCTAACAAAGATACCCTAATCCTTAGTCAAACCTGTAAGGATATAATGGGTTACTCTGCTGAGGAATGCGTTGACTACCTAATACTTAATGGAGATAAATCGGATGATATACCTGGTTATTATGGTATGGGAGAAGTGAAGACTAAGGCTTTCCTGAAACAATATGGGAGCATAGCAGACTTCATAGATGCAAAAGGAGCAGAATTCAAGGGCATTGAAAGGGACCAGCTAGAAGAATTATACAAGAAGAACAAGTCTCTTATAGACTTGAGAACCGCATTAACTCTTCATCCTATCAAGAAAGTCCCTTGGGTAAAAGGATGTACTAATAATATAAGGAAAGACAGGTTATTCATGGTACTTGACAAGTTTAACTTAAGGTCTTTCAAGATACCCGATTTTTTGGAACCTTTCAAAAAACTACAACATTATGTATAACGGTAGGAAATATCAAATTATGTTCACCGGTGTTTCTGGGGTTGGAAAAACAACCATTGCCAAGGAAGTAGCGGATATGTTAAAGATACCTTTCATATCCGGGTCATATTCGGACTTGGTACCTGAAACAAGAGACATGCCTCATGCTGATATGATTCAGCAAGATGCCAGTACAGTATTTGCTCAGGATATGCAAGTACTCA